CATTGCGGGAGAGCCGACATTAAATGGTCGCCTCCACAATAAGGTCGCGTTCAAGTATTTCGCGAATTCGTTTCCAGATTTCTTTCGATGTCGAAGGTCTTTTGCCTCGTGATAGCAAAAAGGCTTCGGCTGTTTTTTCTGAAGTGCCGTGCGTAATTGGCCATGCTGTTGGGAGCTTTTGCCAAGCGGTAGACATTAGGCAGCCCTCCGTGAGATTGAGGGTGCTGATACGAAACCGTGTTTGCGAATAAGAGATTGAATGGCTTTTGCCACGCGCTTACTCTTCTTGGGATTCGCGAGAGTTTGATAAACGAGTTCTCGCGAAACCTCAAGTCCAGCCGCAAATCCCACAACTGAAGCTCCAGATTTTCTAATCGCGAGGTCGAATTGAATGTTTTTACTCATCGTTTTATTAGGTTTTGTGCTTAGGTTTACAGCCGTGAACTAATAATACTCGCACTATGCGAGATTTACAAGTAAAAAAATCGCCTTTTGCGAGTAATCGCATTTAGGCCTTTTGGATGGAAATGGCCACTGCCCAGATTGATAGAGCTTTATGTGACCGATTTATTCAGGTCGTTAAGCACTATGGGAAAACTTACGAGCCTTTCTGCGCGGAGTTTGACTTCCACAGAGCAACAATAAGCGATATCAAAAAGCATAAGCGCGAGCCATCGCGCGAGATTATGGATCGAATTGTCGCAAAAGGCGATATTTCCGAAGCTTGGCTTCGGCGCGGACAAGGGGCAATGCTTTCACAGGATTTAAGCAAGGACCAATCCGAACAAGTCTCCTCCTCGATTGTCGATGGCTCGGCATTGCTGGAAGCCTCTCAGTTAGTAGACGAACTCGTAATTAGGGGGCGCGATCATGATCCGAAGGATCGATGGGAGTGGATTTCATTGGTTGCCGAAGAAATTGTTGAGCTGCGTGCTTTGGGGCGTCCAATGGAAATTCGAAAGAAGGTGAAGCGCTGGATCGAGGCTGCAAGATCCCTAAAAGACGAGCCGTCAAACCAATGATTGTTTTTTCACGGCCAGTTAGCATTCAACGCTCCAATCAAAAAGAGTTCGGCATGGTGGGAGTTGCGCGATGGTAATATCCTAAGTCTTTAAGTAGGACATTCGTTGTCCCCCTATTAATTCGTTCGTACAGATTGTGCGCGAATAGCCCAGGAGTAATCATGAAAGTCGCAAGCCTTTTTTTTCTCACCATTTTTTTATTCATCAATTCAGCCTTCGCCGTTCGCGTTGAGCGACCCGCACAAAATGAAAATCCGCTTTTCGATGAAGAGGCCCCGCGATCATCGAAAATTCCTTGCGACACAACAGTAACTTATACCATTTCCCCAGAAGGCGACACGACGCGCACGTATACCGTTTCGCAGTATCGCGGCTCGCAGGCCATCGCGCAAAGTATTGATAATGGTGTTTATCATATCCTTCTTTATGAAACGGCCGTGATTGTCGGCACGATTGTGGCCCTGCTCATTTTCCAGAAATAAAATCCCGCACCTTCTGAATAATTTTCAGGATGCCTGCTTGACTCAAAACCAAGAACGGCCGCGGTGGTATTTTAATGATCCGGGCTCCGAAGGTTGATTTGCCTTTCCCGCCTTTGGCGTCCTTGCCCGTGCCCTTCGTGAATTGAAACTTGTTCCGATTCTGCGCGTATAAGCTGCTGCGCGCGGGCTGATTGATCGTGCCGCCGAAATGCAGAATGGGCGCATAGACTTTATTGGTGCCGACGATGGCGCTGTCTTCGCTCACGCGATCGGAAATGGAACCGATAAGGCCAATCCCTCCGGAGCGATTCAAGATAGCGCCGGGCCAGGTGCCTTCCTTTTGCCGCTGCTTAATGGTCGAGGCCGCAAGCGGCGTCCATTTGGGACGGCCGCCCGCTTCGAAGTTTTGCTCGACCTCCGCGTGCATGATGCCGGCTATCTTCCGCATGAGCGGCTCGGTGTTCCGCATTTGTAGAGCCCGATCTTCTAAAGCGCGGGAAAGGCCTTCATCCCTGACTTGGATTTCGATCATGGCAAAATCTCGGCAAATTTTGGGGGAGTTGACTTCCCTTGCAAATGGGGATAGATTGAGGGGGTATGGAAACTCTGTTCGATCATGGTCCCACGTCGGCGGAGCTCGAAGAGCTTATCGGCGCGGATATGTCCAAAGCGGACTATGAAAAGCAGGCCTTGGACGCCGACACAGAGAATGGCCGCATCTACCGCCTGTATATACTCCGCGACAATTCCAAGGAAGCGGAAAAGTTCCTCGCTAAGATACAGGATGAACAATATCGTTTTGATGTAGCCCTTGTAGACGTGCATTAAGCGCCTTCCAAAATCTTCTTCACTGCATTTTCAAAAACCGTCGCATCCCGAATATCAATGAGCCTCAGCGCCTTTTGAATCCGCGTTTGCAATTCCGGTTTTTGTAAAAGCCCTGCTAGCTTTTCCGGAATGAGTGCGGGCAGGTCGTACCACTTCGCATCCACGGAGAGCGGCCGCAAGAGACCCAGGGCCGTCGTTTCATCGGCGCCGGTTAACCTAAGCAGGGTGCGAAAGTTGTTGATGTAGGTTCGGTAGCCGTATCCGTTTTCGAGAATCTCTTTTTCATGCGCGGGCTTTCCGCCGAGCGTCTCCATAAACTCCGGATAGGTTTGCCGCGCAACCCATTGGTTGAGCGTCTCCATGATCTGCGTGATGAATGTGGGCCGTCCTTGCTGCGGGATCCAACCCTTCGAGCGGCAATGTCCGATTTCATGCCAAAGCGCTTCGAGCGAATATTCTTCGTTGAAGGAAAGCGCATTGCCGGCGGCGATGTTTCGAAGCGCACTCTTAAGGTCGCGCGCGGGATTCATTCCCGAGACCGAGGTCACGCTCGAAATCATGATCTGGCCATCCTGCGTTGCGGCCATGAGATATTTCGAAGCGCTTGTCACCTTGGCTTCTGAAAAACCTTTTTGGAAAATGCCGGGATTCTCTTCGTCGAATTTCGCGAGCAGCTTCCCGATGTCGCCGTTATTCTTGATGGGCACGCGAGAGGCAAGGCCTTCCTTCTGCACGGCCTTTTCATATTCGGAAACAATATCCTTATCATAATGAGGAAGGTCGGGCTCGAAAGAGTCGATGCCAGGATTGTAATCGAAGCCCGGATCGGTAATGACTCGCTTTCCTGTTTTTGGATCGGTATAGACCGTGACGGGTTTCATTTCGCCGGTCGTTTCGGAGACAAGCTTATCCTCGGTTGAGAGCGTGCCCTCGGAGCTTTCTACTTTAAGGCCCAGGCGCTTCAAGTCGTCGTCATCGAGCGCGATCAAACGACAGCGGCATCCCCAGCCAAGTGGCGGCGCCATCTTTTTCCAAATGGGATCATCGATGCGGAAAACCTTGCCGTGCATGATGCGATGGGTCGGGCGCGTGTGCGCATCGAGCACGCAGATGAATTGAAGGTAAGGACGATCGTCAGCATTGGCGACCATCTCTTTCCAGCGTCCGGCCGCGTAGGCCGTTTGCAGATTGGTGCGATAGATAGTACGGAGACGCCAGGGATTTCCAAGTTGCACTTCCTGAAGGCCATTGGGTCCCTCGACGGTTTGCCGTCCCCACCATCCTTTCGCCTTGAGCTTCGGCTCTAATTCCTTGCGGAACTGATTGAGCGTGATGCCCTCGGTGAGGCTCTTATCCACCATGCCGCGGATGTCCTCAAGAACATCCATGCGCGTGACTTTCGCCACGGTGAAGGCTTTGTTATGGGCGTCTTGATAGATCTCATGCCAGTCCCAGGAAAAGGCATAGCCTTTATCCTGGAAATATTTTACGGCCTTCTCGGGAGAAAGGCCGAAGGCATGAGAGAGATCCACAGCTTCAGGCATTTACCAATTCGACCTTGGCTTAGAGAATTGGGTCCAACGCAGATAAGCGTTCCTTTTTGTATTCGCTTTGGGACCGCGTGCCTTGCAGCGAGGGCAACGATAAACCCAATCGTGATAATCCCATTGGCAGATTTCGCTTTCATGGCCGCAGAATGGACAAGCATCGGCACCATTTTCAAACCGGCGCGTGAAGAACCAAAGGATCCTTTTCAAAAGCTTGGTCATGTTGAGGGCCTCAGCCCGTGATGCCGTGGACGGCCCACATCACCGCTTGCTGGAGGTTCGTACGCGCCAGGGCAAAGCTGCGCGCGCGTTCATCGGCCACGGAGGGAATGAGCTGATTCAGCTCGTCGGCCTTGGCTTTGATGTCGCTCAAGAGCTGCGTTTCTTCCTCGGTCAAGGCGCGGTATTTACGACGGAAAAGATTATCGGACATGAGGGCTCCTTTATTTATCGGCGTTGAGACGGCCCCATATTTCACTGACAAAAAGCGCCTGGGTGAGCGCTTCCTGCAAACCCGCATCTTCCATTTTCGGGTAGGCCTTCGCAAGACCGGTCATGATTTCTTCGGCGCTCCCGCCGTTTTGAATCATGTTGAAAACCGGTTTCAAGAGTCCTTCCGAGAAAGCTTGCAGCTGCTCGTTCGGAATAAGGTTGAGGGCAGCATCGAGCTTTTCCTGATCGGGGAACGAATGCGGCTCGGGCTTTTTGAATTCGGAGAACTGAATCTTCGCATTATCGCTGACGACTTTTTCAACCGGCGTCTTTTTCGCGATGGCTGAATCTTGCGGGGCCAAATCTTTGCCGGCCGTCGGCGCCGGCGTCGGCGTAACGCTGCCTTCGCTTTGACCTTCGCTGATGGGTAACGCGCCGGGTACGGGGAGCTTCGGCGCCACGTCGACGACCGTGAACTGATCCTTGGCGAGATTGTATTCTTCCTGATAGTATTTGGCATTGAAGCGCACGCCCATGTCCGAAAGCTTCTTATCCCTGTCGGGAAGTGACTGATCGATATTCTCTTCTTCGTAAAAGGAAAGCTTGGGACAGTCGCCGCCGGCGGGAAAATTGATTTCCATGATCCAGCGGATAAGGAGATTGAAGATTCCTTGCACGAGCTTTTTGTCGCCCATGACCAAATCACCGCGCACCTCTTGATGCGTTTTACTCGCCGCATGCGACCCGCCGGTCTTCCCGATTTCCGTGGTCAGGGTTTGGCCCAAGATGGCTTTCGAAATCTCGGTGTTATTGAATTGGCAAAGGGATTCGTAGAGTTCGCCCGAGGCTTTCGATGCGCCGGCGGCGATGATCTCGACGCTGGAATCGTCCGGGATAACCGCGACGGCATCTTGCACCATGTTCTGCAAATTGCCGAGGAGGTCGTTGATGTCCTTCTTACTGCTCCCGCGCGGAAGCTTGCCGACTGAAAAGGGCATGCCGTATTTTTCGGTGAACGTCATCCAAAATTTGAGGCCGCCCTTCTTGAAGGCCACGGGCCAGAAGCAGCGCGAGAGGAGCGGGAAGCCGTATGGATTTTTATATGTGGCCCGGTGACGGGGCAAAAGGAATTTGCGCGGCGGGAGTTCTTCGCCCATGAAATTTTCCCGCGTGCGGAAGCGAAGCGAGTTATCAGTCCAGAACGAAAACCACTCGGGCGGCTTTCCCACAATGTTTTTCGGAAGCGTATAGTTCCCGACATTTTCCCAGATGACTTCCATTGGCTGATAACCGAAAAAAAGCGCGTCGAGAATTTCATTGATGATTCGGTCCATCTCCAAATTGTTGAAGAGGTCCTCGATGAGCTTTGCCTGGCGCTACTTCGACGCGCCGCGATCGATTTGCCACTCTTCGCAGAGGACCCCGGACTTGCGGCTCTCTTCGTTGCTGCCCAGATGCGCGTCGCTCAAAAGGTTGCGGTAGACCTTGATATCCATTCCTTGCGCCTTCAGAATGGGATCGGGATTAGGAAGCAGCATCCCGAGCGAAAAGAAATCCGGCGAGCGTTCGCGCGTCGCGATTTCTCCGGTCATGAAACTTTTCGAATCCGCAAAGGGCATGAATTGGTTTTCATTGACCCATAATCCGTTGCTCACAATCTCTCGCCGCTGCGCTGCTCGGCGGTCGTGCCGGGA